GGTTGTTGATCGACTTATTTTGGGCTTAGAACCAAAAAAACTTGAATCGTTTTATAATGATGTCATAGATATTGACATTAAATAAAAAATTCATTAATATACCTTACAATTATTTCTTAGGAGAAATATAATTATGTCTATTGATTTACAAGATATTATCAATCGCGTAACTATGGAAAAAACTGCAGAACCAGTCGCAGTAACACCGGAAGTTGCTCCAGTAGTTGAACCGGCAGCACCAGCCGCTGAACCAGCACCAGCTGAGCCAGCAGCACCAGCAACGCCGGAATCAACAGTTGAAGAACAGCAAAAGATCGCTGCAGAAATGGATGAAGCTGGCCGAATCATGGCACGCGCATTCAACGATGAACTTCAAAAGTTAGCAGTTGGCGCACATGGATATGTTGATACAAAAGCAGAAGAACCAACTAATCCGATGCAAGTATCCACAAAACCAGAGCGTACAGAAAACGCATTGAAAGCGGTTCAAATTCTCACACAGCTTACAGCAGGTGAACGTGTAAAAGGCCCCGAGGGTTATATTCAAGTCAACGGCCAGCCAGCCGAACCAACTGCACCAGAAATTGGTGTTGAGGAACATCCGATAGCTTATGATGCTACGAAGAATGCAGATGCTAAAGTTATAACTGCTATCTACAATAAATTTTTCGGAGAAAACTAATATGGGATTACTTGAAGTATACGAACAAATGACTAAAGAAGCCACAGAGAAAACTGAGCAAACTAAGCTGGCTGAAGAGCGCATTCGTGTCATCGAAAAATATGCAGCTGCAGCACAAGAGCTTATGAATAAAAATTACCCAAACAACCACACTGATGAAGATGTGGTACAATTAGCAGAGTTAATGATTAACCATGATTTGCAAGTTGAAGAAGAGCAGCAAAAAGTTGCAGAACTTGATGAAGCAGGTCGTGTAATGGCTCGTGCTTTTGTTGATGAATTAAACGTAGGAAAGAAGTAACAATGCTTCCAATCGAAACTCAAGAAGCTATTATCGCTAAGTCGTTTTTTGACGAATTGCAAAAAAACGCTGCCGCTTTTGGAGATTTTATGGATGCTGCAAGATTTATTAGTAAATCTCGCGGATCTGTAAGAGATGTTGCTAAAGGTGAAAGGTTGATTGCAAGAGGAAAAACTAAAGACATAGAAGCTACTAATATTTTGAAAACTACTCCTTTAGGAGAAAGATTAAAGAATAAAAGTGTCAGTAGAAAAGCCCTCATAGGCGCAGGAGCTCTTGGTTTAGGTGCAGCAGGTTATGGTTATTATCAATACAAGAGGGATTTAAATGATCAAGCTGCAGGAAATTTTACACAAATCAGCTGAGATAAAACCTCAACCGATAACCTCTACTCCTGACGATGACGTAGAGAAGTTAGCAGAAGCATTAGAAGCATACGCGGAAGAAGATACTCTGATGGACAAGCTCGCGGAATTAGCTGTCCTTGTAGATCATTTAGAAGGGAAATACGATGGTAGACAAGGAACTTCTTAAAACTGCAGCCTCAACTCTACGAATTTTAAACCGGGAGCGTAACGAGGCTATGCAAAAATTAGCACGTTATGAAAAAGCAGAGGAACTTATTCAAAAGATGTTGAATACTCAGGAGTTTGAAGCAAAAGATGTTATGCAAAAAATTTCTGAGTTCAAGCAAATGACTTTGGGAGAATTGGATACAGCTATTAAAGCATTAGATATGATCAAAGGTGGTATGTTGAAATTAGGGTCATTATCAGAAACTCCTGCTCCTGGAGGCACTATAGACAATTTAACTTATTATTTATTATACGGAGAACAACAATAAATGTTTAAAATATTCAGCGATCTAACGATGGTCCTTCGTAAGGAATTAGACGTTGCGGTTACGGGCGCTGGCCAAGTGTTATCATCTGGTGTTACTGGTTCTTGGGTAACTTTAGATAGCAGCGGTAATGCAATTCTAACTTCGGCTGAGACAGCATTAGCATGGCCGATTTGGAATGAATCTTACAGAAGCGGCGCATTGGGAAGTTTCACACCCGATGTAGTGAATTCAAAGAAAATCTCTGTTATTGTCGGTAAGATTTTTGCAACAACCGATCAATTTACAGGAAGTCCATCACGTGGTGATATATTATATACAACTGCAGGTGGAAAATTAACTAACGGTACTATCGGCACTAATCATGCTGTGGCGGTATGTGTAAAACCGTCGTACTCAACAACTTACTTTACACAGACATTAGATGTCATCGATATCCAAACTCTATAAAAGGCGAATACTATGGAAAATGTAAACACAAAAGCATTAAACGAAATTTTCGTTAACCGCCTTGATACAGAATTGGAAAAGGTGGCACAAGAGACGGGTCAATACATTCGCACTAAGTTACGTGAGAATGCATTTTCTCGCAAAATTATTAATCCACAATATGTAACAAAAGCAGATTTACAACGCACAATTTTACACGATCAATTAGTAAAGATCGTTGACATTGAACCAGATGCAGGTGCAATGATGATTTCATTACGCGGTCAACCAGACGTAACATATGTCGAAGGCGATCGTGCTGAAGTTAGCTTCTTCGGAATTAGCTCGAAAGAGTTCCAAAAGACTGAAGAAGAGTTGCTCGCATATGAAATGCCAATAACCGAATTAGTTGAACGTAACGCAGTAAAAGAAATCATGAAGATTGAAGATACAGCATTCATGACGGCGGCAGCTGCAGCAGTTACAACTTCTGGAAAATCAGTATCATACACGACTACAACTTCTGGAGTTATGGAACTGAAGATGTTCGTCGATCTATTTAATACAATGGAAGACGCAACAACTGGTCTCAACCCATTAGTAGTTGATATGGTATTAATGAATCAAGCCGATTATAATAAATTGTCAACACTTCCTGCAACGACAGTAGGTTCGCCGGCTGCAACTGAGGTGTATGTCAATGGTTACAAATATGCAACAATCTTGGGCAAAAAGTTCGTAACAACTGTCAAAGGTGATTTACTGCCTCCTGGTACTATGTACGCATTTGCACCTCAAGAATTTATGGGTAAATTCTATATCCTTAATGATGTTAAATTCTGGATAGAGAAGAAACGTAATCTCATTAAATGGTCAGCTTATGAAACTCTTGGTATGGCTATTATCAATACCAAATCAGTAGCAAAGCTCACATGGACCAATGCATAATTGGAAAATAATCGCTTTAAAAATTAAAAGGCTGGCAGAAATGCCGGCCTTTTTATTATCTATTGACTTAGTTTTAGTAATTCTTTATAATTTATTAAAGGAGAAATGTAAATGGCCTCAGCATTAAAATTTGGTACAGCGTTAAGAACTCAATTAGCCGATAGTATGGGTGGAGCGTGGGATTCTGGCTCATTAGTGATTTACGATACTGCACCTCCAGCTAATCCGCAAGCAACTTACTCAGGAGTTGCTCTCGCAACTATTACTTTACCAGCAAGTGCATTCGCAGCTGCCATTGATGGGGTTGTAAGTAAAGATGGAACTTGGTCTGATACTGTAGATGAATCGGGCACAGCAGCAGGTTTCAGGATGCTTAGTTCTGATACAACAAAAGTTATAGATGGTACTGCAGGCGTGTCAGGTGATTCACCTGATATGGTCTTAGACAACAAAGTATTAGTTGCGGGTGGCACAGTAACAGTAAACACATTTTCATTTACTCAACCAGAGTAAGTCAGCTCCTGGTGGGGTTGCGTATTTAAATTAATGCTCCATCAGAGCAATTGTTTTGGTGGAGCTATTTTTATTTTAGGATGAATTATGGACAATTTGTCAAATTTTGCAAGTTCAACTTTAGCATCTGGTATCGATGCAACTCAAACTACAGCAATATTAACTACAGGGCAAGGTGATCGTTTTCCAACAGAAAATTTCAATGTAATAATTTGGGATGCCAGTTATAATGATATGACTGTTGCAAGATACGATAATGCTTTAGCAATTTATCGTGTCGAATCACGCACGGATGATGTATTAACATTTGTAACTGTTAGTGGGGTTCGTGAAGCACAAGAGGGCACGAGTGCGATAACACATAATACCGGTGGACACACTTATAATGTTGCACAAGGTGTTACTGCAAAATTATTTGACGATGTTGAACCCAACATTTCTGCTGGATTAACAACTCAATACTGGAGAGGTGATAAAACTTGGCAAATATTGCCCACATCTACTACATCTGGTATTGATGCATATTCAGCGGATTTTACAGTAAGCGGTTGGGGAGGACCAACTGATGGATATTACACTCAAGATTTTACACATAATTTAGGTAAGGCAGCTATAAATGTTACTGTGTGGGATCTTACATCTACACCCGCACTGACCCTTACCGATGTTGATATCATAAGTAATGATGTAGTACGATTAAAAGTTCTTGCAAGTCCAGACAAGCGCTTTGCAGGTCGTATAGTAGTAAGCTCAGGAGGTAGTGGGGCTAATTCACAATACCAGGATACTGGAGTACATCGTCTAAAAGCGTCTATACTTGATCCTAATACCGCCTATGTAAAAGACACACAAATTTGTTTATGGCCATATGTTGATGCTCCTATATTTATAACAAGTATTCATGCAACCTGTGATATAGCACCTCCAAATGAAATAACAGGAAATTTGATGTATGCAGATAACTTTATATCATTAGCTAATTCAGGGATTGTAAATACTTTTAATACGGTAAGCGGGGTATATTCTACGGACTTGATTACAAGTAGTTCAGTAACGACAGGTAAATGTATTTATTTAGATTTTACATCATTACCTGATTCTGCTATTAATCAATTCTCCGTTGATATAACATTTGAATATCAGACAGGAGTATAAATGGCATTTCCAGTAACAGATATAACCCCTATTTCTCAGTATAGTTTATCAGTTTCAGGAATGGAATTAAATGGAATTCATGGCACATGTTATCATGAAGGGTACATTTATGGTAGTTGTCGACATTCTTCGTGTATAGGTAAAATACCGGTTGATGATTATTCAGGATATACTATATTATATTCTGGATTGTTTGTTGGTGGTCAACAGG